CCAGTCCGATTGGTGTTTCTGCAATATGGATCGCACGTACGCGTACGGCACTGTAGACCTCGACTTCAAACGTGTCACTCTTATAGCCAGTGGGCAGCCGGAAAACACCGCTATCGTTGCGTGTCGTTGTAAAGATAAGCTGCTTGTTAATGTACAGATTAAACGTGATCGGGCGACCGGCGTCCCATTGCTGGTCATAGGCTTCCCAGTTGAGGTCGATGTTCTCCCAGATCGAACTTGAGAGAACCCCATCATAGTCAGCAACAATACGCGCAGCACCGAGGTTTATCGGAGCGTTAGTGATAAACACCTTAGACTTCCAACGCATCGTCATGCCTTGGGCGCTAAGATTATCCCACTGATAAATGTCTCCGTTGGTACCGACTGCCGTGTACAGATTGTTTGTCTCGTTATCATACCACGAGGCAGTGTACTGGAAGTCGAGATCAACGAATGACAGGCCAGTGCCGCCTTCGCCTTCGACGGCCTCTAGTGTAAGCGCCGCAGTAGCAGTCGATCCGATGTAGTTTTCTTTATAGACCGCCCCGACAATCTCTTCGGGGTTCACGTCCGCGTTCCATGTGTCGCTGGAATGGACAACTCTGGTCAGAAGCTGAGCACCGCCGCCGCCATATACGGCAAGGCCATCATGAGTGGCCCATACAACACCGAAACCTGTAGCGACAACGGACGCCGCACTCACACATGGATACATCACAGCAAGTTTCTGTGCGACCATGGTGGCCGGATAGTTACCCTCAACGATGTATGGATAACCCCTAGTCAGTACCAATAGAATACCGCCGATGGCAGATAGCGCCACGATGTCGTACTCAAACGAAATACGGTACTGGCTGGGCCATGCATGGTACTGGCCCGGCTCACAGAAGTACAGATCGTTACCGACAAAGCCAGCCATCATCTGGTTATGCAAAGCGATAATGCCCTGCATTCCTTCAGGCGGTGCCTCGTACTCAGTCGAAGATAGCAGACTGGTTAGGCTGAGATAGCTGAAGTCATCAGTAAAAGTATAAACACCGCCGTCACCCCAGTAACGAGCAGCATCCGTTTTGCGTTCAGCCACATCATAGTAGACAAGTCCAGTTACGGTTGTCGTAGCGACGTTGCCGCCAGCTAATATGTACTCAAATGCCTTGCCGCTGACGATCCGCGTAACGATAGCACCAGTAAGACTAAGGCTCGGGATAGTGTTGCACACAACCTTGAGCCGGTCACCCACAATCAAATTGTGGTAGTCAGCCATAGTGACACGGACGGTGTTGCTCGTACGGCTAATCTGCGACATAGCAGCGGGGAACCACAGTGTCTTGAGCAAAAAGAACCCACTGCCAGCCGTGGAACTCAGAGAACGATATAGTTTGACGCCGCGAATATTGTTTTTGCCAGCGGGCTTAGAAGTCGGCAGGCCAGTGACTATTGCAGTCTGGCCTTCGCGCATGTATACGGGATCGGTCGGCTCAGAGCCAATGCTCTCCTCGCGCCACGGGGTGTACCACGTATAAAGATACGAACGGCCTTGAACCTGATCACCGAGGTCTATCTTACCGATGACAAGGTATACATTCACGCTGCCGCTGGTCGTCGTAGACACCGGCAAAATAACCGTGAAGGTATTAGCGTTGATTACCGTAACATCATAAGTGCCAGACGTGGCCGTACCGGATGTAAACTGAAGATAGACAAGCTCACCGGATGCAAGACCATGCGCGCTCAGCGTGATTGTTGCCGTAGCACTAGCTGCCTGCGTGTAAGTGCCGGTACGGATGACAGTCGTCGTGGCGATCTCAGGACCAAAAGCGAAGTAAGAGATCGTCGTGCTATTAATGACCGAGACAGATGCAATCGTGTTAAGATCGCGGATGTCCCACTTGACCGCACCACTGGTCGCACCGGACGCCGTATCCGTACAAGTAAATGTATTTACGCCGGTTACATTTATCGCATAGTTATTAGTCGTCGCGTTACCAGACGAGAATTCCAAGAATATAGTGGTACCAGTCGTAAGACCGTGATTTGAAATCGTAACGGTAATCTTGGTACCGGTACGCGAATACGTACCATCACGGTTGGAGAACCCGCTGATCGAGGCAACAGCGCCGGTCTTCAGGTTATGAGGCGCGACAGTCGTGAGCGTGACCTGATTGGCGTTGTCACGGGCGTAGCTGACAACCGTAGCTGGCGTAAACGACACGACCGAAATAGTCGGCCTAGTCGCCGGAAGGGGGAGCCCGAGATCATAGTAATCAACGGGGTAAGGACCGGATGCGCTACCCGTAGTAGCCAGAGAATAGTTACTGACCTTGGGCTTGCCGTCTCCTGTGTAATAGAAACGGCGTTCTTCAAGTTCGTCGGTGGACGGCGTAGCAATCGACACAAGCGAAGTAAACGACAACCACTTGATCGGTGAACCAGTGCCAGCGGTGCTCTCACGCAGACCATAAATGGTGCGAACTGTTCCGCTACGGTTACTGTCCGCTACAGATACAGGCTCAGGATACGGGATCAAATCACCAGAATACAGCTTACCATTACGGGCAACCTGCGCGGCTGTATCCGCTAAAAGCTCAGGGCTATTACGGGGTGCCGTACCGATAAACTTAGTGATCTTGATAGCGACCATTCGTTATGCGAACCCATTGCCGCGGGCAGTCATGCTGCTGCGGCTATTGTTAAGGTTATAACGCGCGCGGCGCTCGTTTACGCGGGCCAGATACTGGCGGGCATGATAGGAAGCCAGCGTGTTATCGTTCCACACAACCTTCGGCATTACCAGAAGCTGCTGTAATACACCGTGGACGAGCACGTCCTCAAGCTCGTTAAATACGATGTCGTCCATGCCAGCGGCGATGCGCGTTGGTTTCAGGGCGTAGAACATCCGGATCGTATAAATACTGTCAGTGCCCGGCATAGGCAGGACAACATATTGGTCTGGACTGATCTGAGTAATGACACGCGGCTCACCGCCATTCTCGGTAGCCTCAGTCGGCAGGGTTACGGTATTGGTGCCGTTGTACTGCACGTCATTGTATTCGTCTTCGTTAATGCCCGTTGACGGTGTCAGAGCCCAAATCTCGTCAGCACTCAGTCCGTTGAACTGGTCCGCCCACTCAGGATACATGTCGATAGCGTCTTCCAGCGTAGCGCGACGAAGGACGTTACCGTTACAGGTAGTCCGGAACAGAGCGTGGACCTCCGTATCCTGCGGCTTGTTGAAATAATTGACGTATGACCCCGGCTGGATATCAAACGGCGGCTGCGCGTAGCGCCATGCGAGAGAAGTCTCGCAAGCCCGAATGGCAACATCGCGGATGTACTGCAGGATAAGCGGCTGCGGCGCGCCCGGTACGGACGGCATGATCTTCGGCAGCAGGGACGTGAACAGGCGAGTAGACATCAGTACACCTCACCAAGCTGTGCAACCGGCGGGGCTGCAGAAAGACCCGCTTGCTTTGTGTCATTAAGCGCCCGGTTCTGAAGTGATACACCAAGCTGCTGCGTGAAGCTATCCAAGAAGAGCTTGGCCCGGCCAGAACTAACATGCTCATCGTCAACCGATGAAGCGAGGAACAGAACCCCATCAACCAAAGCGCCGAGGAAGCTGGTGGGCGGCTGGTCGATAGTCTGGTCCAACGTGTAGTCGGCGGGCGTCTTGGCATACTCACCGACGAGAGTTATGCCTGCAGACGGCTTCGGGTACAGGAAGAACTTGGTGGGATTACGCACATGGCGCATGAAATTTACCGGGGTTCCAGCCGCGTCAGACATCCACGAGGGGTGCGCGCGCGAGATGGTTTCCCGGTCCACTTCCGTAACTGCATCGCCGTTCTTGATCTGGAAGATATCAATCAAGCGATGGGCATCTGCAGGTAGCGTCTGCAGGCTGGCATTGGCAACTACAGCGATATCGCCGGTCGCTCCAAACAAGTCAGGGCGAAGGACGGCAGTACGCTTAAGTGTCTGATTAACATAGCCGAGCAACATCGCATCGCTATAACGATACGGTGTAGACGTGTCATTCAGTAATCGACGGCACTCGACTATGATATCAGCGGGTGTCACTTGTGACGCTTCCTCGTACGGACAGTAACTTCAGCGTTCAGTTCTTCGTTCGCCACGGGGGCAGGTTCCTCAGGGATCATATCCGTGAAGAGCCCAAGCTGTTCCGTATGCTTTGCCTTGATCTCTTCCATCTTGGCGATGATCTGCGGCGAAGCGTACTTCTCAGGGAATAGCTCTTCGTCTGTCACGACGCGGAGCTTGTGGTGCTTGGCGAGGAGTTCATGCCAGTCATACAGCGACCCGTCCTCGACGTGCTGGAGCCAGAGCTTCATGATATCAGCCCCTCGTAGGATCATTGCGTTGAGTGCCGCCCGTGCGGCTGGTGCCGGTCGTACGGCTTCCGCTGCCGCCACCACTGAGGCTGCCGCCACCGCGCGTACCGCCGCCGCCGTAACCGCCCCCGCCACTAACCCTTGTGCCAGTGGTCGTGCCCGTAATGGTGCCAAAGCGCGTAGCTGGCGGCATATTGCGGGGGGTCGCCTTCTTGGTCGGTGTCATAGTTCCGCGAGTGGCAGACTTAGCAGCGGCAGGCGGTTTCTTGGCCGGAGCCTTCTTGGCCGGAGCCTTCTTGGCCGGAGGCGTAACAGCAGCAGGCGGGGGCGCGAAAATAGACCCGATACCACGAGTTTTACCGGGCATCTTCGGACCAATAGGTTCGAGATACCTTCGGCCAATCGGATTAGCAT